AGGAAATCCTGCGGAGGTTATATCTATATTAATTTCTTTCATTTACAATATTTCGCTAATAGTTCCTGTGTTAGTGTATCTTGCAAAGTTAATGCTTATTTTTGACTCTTTTTTGATTGGTAAATATAAGTGTTTTTGATTTGCCATTATGGCTAACCCTGAACTTATTGTTGCATCATACTTTGTTCTGTTAGATATATCAAATTTTGCCCAATCTTCTAATGTTCTTGTAAAATACATAGAACCCATCTCATCTGAATTTCTAAAAGACTCTTCTAAATCTAAACCTACATGTTTTTCTATATAAGATTCTACTGCAGATGCATGAGATTGTTTTACGTCTTCACTTGAATTAGGAATACCTCCTAACTCTCTTTCAGTTTTAGATAATTTATTAAATATTTTGTCAGGTCTATTCATGCTAAAACCTCTATATCCTCTGTTTTTAAAATGATATAATAATCTTGGTTTATTATTTTCACACAATAAAGGCATGCCATAAAATACACAAGCCATCAAAACTTCTTCAAAAAATATTTCTGCAGTTTGAGGTCTAGCAACGTATTCTAAAAAAAACTCATTACTAGGTGCATCATCCATATTAAATTTTGTCATTCCATGCAAAGCACCATTAGACCCACCGCCACCAACCACACCCGAGATATCGTATGAATCACAACCAAAAGAACCAATGTGTTCGTTAGAAGGATATTTTTTACCGTTTTTAATATAATATCTATTTTGTAATTCTTTTTTTGGAGTCCACCCTACATTAAACCTTCCTTTATTATCAGGTCTAAATATTACTTCTGTATCTTTAATTCCATCTTTCCAATAAAAACTTCCCCTTGTTGTATGATGTTGTATTATTAATGAATCATTATAATCAATTTGTTGATATATTTTTGTAAGATTAAATAAAGACATTTTAGATTCATCTCTAAATGCATGAGACTCTGTTCTAGGAAATTGTCTATAATATTCGTTAAGAGCATCTGCATCGTTTTTTAAAGAATTAACTTCATTTTGCCAATATTCAATAGCTCCTACCTTAATCATTTGATTATCAATACCTAACACAGGTTTAGGTGGTGAGTATAAAACAGGCATACCAAATCTATCAATAAATCCTTCCATGTTCCATTCCATAGGAATAAACAAATTGTATAATCCACTTTTAGTCTGTCCATTGGCATTTCTTTTAATAGCATTTGAATCTTCAAATAAACTTTTAAAATTATCTCCACCTTTACTTAATGCATTAGACGTTGAACCCATCATGCATTTACCAATAATTTTACTACCTAATCTTAAACAAGTTTTTGTAACTCGCCAATTATTTAAAATATTGTTTGGCTTTAACCATTTGCCACTTTCATCATGTACTAATAATAAAAGTTTTTCACCATCATAAGAGTTATCATCTGTGTTTTTCCAATCTATAGTAGTATCTAATCCGTCAAGTTCTTCATTCTCAACAAGATACATATTCTTTTTTGTAATTTTAGATGCAGGTATTCTAAACGCTAATTCAGTTTTAGGTTTATCCATACCATCTTGTATAGGTTTAAAAAAGAATGGTAAGTTATTACCAATAGGAACAACTTTATCTGTAAACATTTTTTTAGCATCAGAACCTGTTTTTGAAAGTATACCTACTCTTGCGTCTTTAGCTAAAGTACCTGTGTTTACACATTCAGAAGAACCCATAAAAGAAAATCCTGAACGTCTTATTTTTAAATAACATAATCCAAAACTCCTTACGTCAGCCTTACATGCTTCCCAATAAATAAAAAACAATCTATTAGCTTCTCTATAATCAGGAAAGCCAACATCTATTTTAGTCCATTGTAAATACATATAATGTGAGCCGGTAATATAAGTAGGATTACCGTTATTATAAAACCAATAACCTTGTTCTCTAAAATCAAATTCTTTTTCAATATAATCTACCCATTGATTTTTAAACACAGAGTTTTGATTATTCCATTGAAATATTGAAGCAAGTCTTTTTAATACTTTGGGATATTCTTTTCGTTCCCAATATTGATTTTCTTTAGCTTTATCTCTTTTGTGTACATATTCAGGAACTTTAGGCAATGCAATATCTACACCATTCATTTGAATAACCTTACCTATAGTGCCATCAGTTGATATAACAACTATACCGTATTTTTCATCAAATCCATATTTCCAAGACTTTCTTTTGTTTTTATTCGTAAGAACAGACTTTGGAATTACATCATGTAATTCTGTATATAATTTACTTAGACCTTCTTTCTGCAAAACCTTGATTGGTGTTAGTTTTATTTAAACCTTTGCTTTCTATATTAATAACTTCTTGTTCTTGTTCTATACGAGATAATATTTCAAACGCATCAAATATAGCAAGTTTTTTTGTTGCTGCTGCATTTTTTAATCTATCAGCTGATATATCATCTTCAGTTCCGGTAACAATTTTTTCTTTTGCTACATTAATTAATTCTTCTACAGCAATTTTAGCTGCTTGTATAATTTTTAATTTTACTTCATTACTACTCATAATTTAACTGTTATAAATTGTGACATAATACGATACATTAAAACCCCATCAATAGTAAATTCATATTCACTTTCAGGTTGAAAAGCAACTTCATCTCCTTCTTTTATCCCATGATAAATTAACTCTTTATTAGGATATTTAACAATACCAACAAGAGGTTCGTATTTAACTATTTTATCTATGTAGTAATCTTTACTTAATATAGGTTCTACAAAACAATACTTATCATGTGCATGCCATTTATTATTGTTTTTATATAAAAAAAATTGGTCGTTCTCTATAAAAAATAAATTATCTTTAAAATAACTTTTACCACTTTTTTCATAACCTTTCATGTCATAATATATTTTAAAAACATTATGATGAACTAAAAGAGTATCGTTTATTTGTATAGGTCCACAATAATTTAAAGGTAAATTTTTAACAACAGCATAACGGTTTGAGAATTTGTGGTCTTCTTGAGAAGTACTTACAATTAGTTCTACATCGCCATGAGTTCTAGTGTTATCGTATCGTTTTCCTTTTAAAGGTTCTACGATAAAGCTGAAGGGTGATTGCATTTGATTTCATTAATTAAAGTTTATATTGAATTCTATAGAAACAGGCATTGTCTCATTAAATGACTTCCATAGTTTGATTTCGTTTTTTTGAATAATATAGATATTGTAATAAGAAGTTTTTGAATCATACTTAATTAAATGAATAGTATAATTTCCACCTAATACGTCTTGACCTACTAAATAATGCATAGCACCGGATTTATAATCAGGTCCTACTGAAATTTTTCTTATATCCATTATATTAAATTTATAGACTAGCTTAAATCTTCTATTCTATATCGTATTTTTATGTTGACACCACCGCCACCTGTACTTGTATTAGGTCCGCTGAATTTTATTCCCTCATTAACTCTACATTGTCCATTAGAAGAATTATCTGTTATAACTTTTGATAAACTTTGATAAGTACTTGAAGATGAATTTATAATATTACTTTGAATATCACCAAACGGTCTGAATTGAGTTGCAGATGAGCCAATATAAGAAATATATAAATCTGATGCAAAAGAAAAAGCAGGTGCTGTATAGTCTAAATAAATTAAACAACTATCAAGTACAATAACTTTACCTGCACCCGGTGCAGGTATTATATTTATCGGAGTTGTACCTAAACTTTTCATAAATGAATTAGAAACATTAACCGCAGCAATTAAATATTCTGAAGCACTATCTACCCATTCTAACTCTGTGTTAGCTGCATTTTTAGCCAACACTTGATTAGCTGTACCTAAATTATTACCTCCATCTGCAATTCCGTCAGTAAAAAAGTTTAGCCACCTTGTAACAGAACTACCTAAACTTTGTGTTTTGTCAGTTGTAGGAATAATTGGTCCTAAAGAATTTATCTGTCCTCTTGTAGTTATATTAGTAGGTAATCGTAGTGTAGTAGTAAGACCTGTAGTTGAAAGTTCTACTTCATTTATTGTTCCTTGAACAACTAATGAATCTCCATTTGTTACAGATTCTGTGTTAAAATTAAAAGAACTCATTCCTGTTACAGAAATTGTTTGCCACTCTAATCCTGTATTACCTGAATTTTTAGCTAGTACCTGATTAGCAGTTCCTAAATTATCAGCTCCATCTGCAATACTTCTTGTCCATAAATCTCTCCACCTTAAAGTTGAGCTACCTAAATCTTGTGTTCTGTCAGTTGTAGGAATTATTTCTCCTAAAGAATTTATATCTCCTCTAGTAGTTATGTCAGTAGGAAGTCTATAAGTTACAGTTCCTCCTGATTGAGCTAATTCAATTTCATTAGCTGTTCCTGAGAAAGTAGCTGTTTGACCATTTCCAATCGTTTGAGGAGTTGTTCCGTCACTAAGAATCCAACTAGACATTGTCCCTGTTGCAGGTGTAAGCCACTCTAAGGCAGTATTACCTGCATTCTTACCTAGTACCTGTCCTGCTGTACCAACGCTGTTAGCACCATCTGCAAGACCGTCAAAAAATCCGTTTAACCATCTGTCAGTTAAAAGTTTTATCAGATGTTGGTAATATTGCTCCACCACTATTAAGCTGTCCGGGAGTTGTAATGTTTGTAGGAAAACTATAAGTTACTGTATCAGTAGCTGTTGTGGTTGCTACTAATTGATTTGCTGTACCTTCAAACGTAATAACATCACCATCAGATATTGTTTGTGGAGCTGCACCATCAGTTATAGAAAATGATGTCATTGAACCACCTCCTGATTGAGCTACCCACTCTAACTCTGTATTAGCTGCATTCTTACCTAGTACCTGACCGGCTGTACCTAAATTATTCTGTCCATCTGCAATTCCCTCAGTAAAGAAATTTCTCCACCTTGTAACTGAACCACCTAGATTTTGTGTTTTGTCAGTTGTAGCAATTATTGGTCCTAAAGAATTTATCTGTCCTCTAGTAGTAATATTGGTAGGAAGTCTTAAAGTAGCTGTACCGCCTGATTGTGCTACCTCTACTTCATTAATTGTTCCTGCAATTGTAGCTGTTTGACCATTACTAATTGTTTCTGCTGTAGTTCCATCACTAAATTCCCAAGAATTCATTGAACCACCACCTGCTTGAGTTTGCCATTCTAAAGCTGTGTTAGCTGCATTTTTAGCAAGAACCTGTCCTGCTGCACCTATTGAATTACCACCGTCAGCAATTCCTTCAGTAAAAAAGTTTTGCCATCTAGCAGCTGTACCGCCAAGATTAAACGATGCGTCAACAGTTGGAATAATTGCTCCTCCACTATTTAATTGACCCGGCGTTGTTATATTTGTAGGAAAGCTAAATGTTAGTGTTCCTGAATTTTCAATTACGCCTATTTGATTTGCTGTACCTGTAAAAGTAATTGTATCTGCATTGCTTATTATTGTTAAGTTTGGAGGAGTTTCAGAATCTGAAACTTTAAAGTTATTCATTGAACCACCTCCTGATTGAGCTTGCCATTCTAATCCTGTATTACCTGAATTTTTAGCTAGTACTTGTCCTGCTGTTC